GACATACAAGTCTCTGGCTTCGGCCTACGAGGGAGCGATTGACGACGCCCTGGGCGCTGCTGGTCAGAAAGACCTGTTGGGCGCTTACCGTGCTGCTCGGCAGAACATCGCCAAAAGCTTCACTGTGGAGAAGGGCTTGAGAGAAGGTGCGGGGACTGTGGACGCTCGCGCTTTGGCTCGGGAACTGCAGAAGGGTAAGCCTCTGTCTGGCGATCTGAAGACGGTTGCACAGTTCGGCAACACCTTCAACAAAGCCGCCCAACCTCCGCACCTGATCGGCTCGCCTGGCGTCAATGCTCTTAAGCCGATGGGCTCGATGCTTACTGGCGGGCTGGGCGCTGCCGCGATGGGCCCGGCTGGTGTGGCCCTTGGTGCAACGAACTACGCACTCCCGCCATTGGCTCGCGCCTATATGTTCTCCAAGGGCGCGCAGAGGGGGTTGCTGGGCAATGGTACTGCGCTACTGGACGAGGCGGCCCCCATGGGGCTACTCAGTCAGGGCGCTTATCGCGGCCTTCCCCTTCTCGCGGGCCAATAAAGCCGAACAGGCCAGCGAGGAAGGCCAGGGCGATGATTGCCAGGGCCTTCCACATCTTGAACTCGATGTAGTCCATCCCGGCATCTTACCCCTTAGCCCAGAACAAGTAACCATCCCCGCACTGGCAGAGGATGGAAAGGTCACGGAAGGAGCCGTCAGGGTGGAATCTCTGGCGCTCCTTGATGTAGATGTGACCCAGCCCGGTACGGGTGGAGCAGGTTTCCTCTGCGGATTCCATGGCAGCGCGTCTCGATGCTTCTATGGATGGGTCGGGGTCATCCCCGCCACCGCAACCGGCGATTAAGACAGCCAGAGCCAGATGAAACCGCATAGACCTACTCCCGTAGTAGCTCAGCCAGTGTAGCCGCCTTCGGGCGGTTTTTGTTTGCCCGTTAGGAGCATCCATGTGCCGCTTGTATTTCGTCCTGTGCAAGCGATACGGGCCGCGATACGGGAATGCCCGTTTGACCATTTCCGCATGGCTGTGGAAGCGGGAATTAGAGGGAAAGGGTTACTTCTTTCGCGGGGTGGTGGATGACTACTTCCTCTGCTTCCGCGATCAGGAGGACCACTGTTTAAAGCAATACCTGCGGGAAACCGCCAACACCGGAGATTGAGGCTTCCCCCATGGATTTTCAAACCGTCATCAACGTGGGGGCGGGAGCCTCGCTTGCTGTCATGGGCTGGTTTGCCCGCGAGCTGTGGGGGGCTGTCAAGGAGTTACGCACAGACCTCTCCCGACTCAGGGAGGAATTGGCGCGGGACTACATCACCAAGGACGATTTCAAAGACGCCATGCGTGAGATTCGGGATGCATTGCAGCGGATCGAAAACAAGCTAGACCAGAAACAGGACAAGTGATGAAAGCCGAACTCGCCAAGCAGCTAAAGGGCGACGAGGGCGTCATCCCCCACGCCTATCCAGACCATCTTGGCTATCTCACCATCGGCGTCGGACGGCTGATTGACAAGCGCAAAGGTGGGGGCCTTCGCCCCGACGAAATCACCTATCTCCTGAACAACGACATAGACGACCGCATCGACGCACTCACCCGTGCGCTGCCGTGGTTTCAGGACTTGGACGATGCCAGAAAGGGCGTTCTGCTGAATATGGCATTTCAGCTAGGGACCGAAGGGCTCCTGAAGTTTGAGAACACCCTAGCCCTCATCCGGGACGGCAAGTACGAGAACGCTGCCCACGCAATGCTGCAGTCGCTGTGGGCTAAGCAAACCCCCGTAAGAGCCAAGCGGATGGCCGAACAGATGCGGACGGGGTTGTGGCAATTCGCTCAGTGATTTGCGTCCTCTGCGGAGGGGATCACACAGGCAAGAACTGCCACTGGCCCACGGACACGGAAGACGAGCCGATCAAGGTTCCGTACATCCCGCCGATCTACGACGACGAAGACCTAGACGAATACATGTGAGGCAAGCGTGAGCCGATTCATCACCCCTTTGCGAGCGGAGAAGTCTGGGACTGTGTGGTGCATTCTCCAGCCACTGATTTACAGCTCGGACGTAGCCAAAACAGTCTTTGCAGTCCCGGAAGGGTTCGTCACTGACTTCGCCTCAGTCCCTCGCATTCCGCTTGCTTTCCTGCTGACTGGCGACTCTGCCCACGAAGCGGCGGTGGTGCACGACTACCTCTATCGAGAAAAGCAAGTCTCCCGCTCCGTCGCTGATGCGGTGTTCCGTGAGGCTGCCGGAATCTCTGGCGAGCCAGGCTGGAAAAGCTGGCTGATGTGGGCCGGTGTTCGCCTTGGCGGCTGGGTCGCCTGGAACAACAAGACGAAATGAATCTCCGCCGCCTGCGCCATCGCGTTTTCTGGAAGAAGGGCGGGCTACAGAGGCCGTGCCCTGAGTTTGATTCTCAGTGCGTCGTCTGCCGGTACTTCCGGCGCAAGCACATCGCTTAACTCCCCCTGAAAGGCTCCCCATGCGTCGATTCATCATCGCTGCGGCTTTGCTGTGCGCGGCTGGTTCTGTGTCTGCCGAGTTGATGCTGAAAAGCTCAGACGGATCGCAGGAGTTGAGGCTGTACGAATCCCTCTGTTCGCACGGGGAGACGCTAAGCCACATCCCGCAGGAGTTCCGGGACAGGTTCAAGAACGCGCGGATTCTCGACCCCAAGGGGACGATTCTTGCCTATGGCTGCTTCGCCTCCAATGAGGAACTAGTCCTGGTGGTGTTTGAGGATGGCTCTAGGGCGATGCTGGAGCTGTCCAAGTTTCGCGAGACGACTATTTAAATGACGACCATCTTTGCAGACGCCCGCAAAGGGGTGATGGTTGCCGACTCCAAGGCAACCAGCGGGGATCAGTGGTGGGAAGACCCCAACAAGGTTGTCCGCATCGGAGACGAGCTGATCGGCTTCTGTGGAGTCGCTACGGAGGGCGATAGGTGGCTGGCTTGGTACAGGGCTGGGATGAACGGTCCCGCTCCAAAGATCACCAATTCCAGCGCCCTCATCTTAGGCCCAAATGGGCTTAGGGTTCTGGACAGCGCCGGGGGCTACTTCGTCATGGACCGTGGCTACATGGGGATCGGTTCTGGCGGAAGTCTTGCCCTGGCTGCGTACCTTGCTGGAGCGGACGCCAAGAAGGCAGTAGAGATTGCCTGCCAGATCGACAACCTGTCTGGCGGCAAGGTCTACGTTCACAAGCTGAAATGATGGACGCCCAGCTTGCCTCATACGCCACGGTAAGGGAGCTGGAATACCTTGAAGCGGTAGACAAGCACGGCTCCCAGCGTGCAGCCGCCAAGGCCCTTAAGGTTGACGGCAAGACGCTCAGGGCCGCGCTCCAACGGGTCAAGGCAAGGGCAGCGAGCAAGGGCTACTCTCCTGAGCATGACCTTACAAGAACGGTTCCAGACGGCTACAAGGTCAAGGGCGTCTCATCCCTGTACGTGGATGGGAAGCTGTCGTCCCAATGGGTGAAGTCGGTACAGGACGAGGACCGGCAGGCGCAGATGCTTAGGGAGTTCGCTGACGGCCTGGCGCAGAGCGTCAAAGGGCTGGCTCCTGTCTCTACTCCCCCGGCGTACAGCAACGATGCCTTGCTGTGTGTGTACCCATGGGGCGATCCCCACTTCGGCATGTACGCCTGGTGGCAGGACGCCGGGGCAGACTTCGACCTGGACATAGCTGAACGTCTGACTTGCAGCGCGGTTGACAGGTTGGTATCAGCAGCTCCCGAAGGGTCTGCAGGCGTCCTCCTGAACCTCGGGGATATGTTCCACGCGGACAACCAGAAGAACGTCACCGCCTCTGGACACCAATTAGATGTAGACGGAAGGTGGGCAAAGGTACAACAAGTTGGTCTGCGGGCGAAGATTCACTGCATCCGGCGAATGCTGGAGAAGCACCAGAGAGTGATTGTCCGCATCAACAAGGGCAACCACGATGGGCACTCGTCCTATGCGCTGGCCCTGATGCTGTCCTGCTACTTCCACAACGACCCTCGGGTAGAAGTAGACCTGTCTCCGGCTCCCTGCTGGTACTTCCAGTTTGGCAAGGTGATGATCGGATCAACCCACGGCGACACGATCAAGGGCAAGGACATGCTCGCGGTCATGGCTGCTGACAAACCCGTGGAATGGGGCCAGACGACCCATAGGTACTGGTATGTCGGCCACGTTCACCACAAGGACGTTAAGGAGTATCCGGGTGGGCTGGTGGAGTACGTCAGGACTCTAGCGGCTCGGGATGCCTGGCATCAAGGGCAAGGCTATCGGGCGGGGCGGGACATGCAGCTAATCGTCCACCATCGGGAGCACGGTGAGATTGAGCGGCACCGCTGCGATGTCGGAATGGTGGCGTAAAAGTGAACAGAACGCCCGTTCCATGTAGGTATACGTTATGAACGCCATTACCGAATGGGTCTGCATCGGCGTAGTGATTGTTCTTCGGCTGGCTCAGTTGGCTCTGATGGGCGCTGCCATCGTCGTTATTGGGAGGCTTTGGTGAGCTGGTCCTTCTGGCTCCTGTGCGTTCCTACCGTGAGCTACGCCCTGGCTGCAGCGGTGTACGGGTATCAGAAGAACTGGCCGCTAGCTATCGTCTACTATCACTACGCCGGAGCCAACATAGGTCTGTTGTGGCTGGATAGGGTCATGCAGGCTCGCTAGGATGACGGATTACGGCGGCACACCATTGGGCTGCCTCGCTTTCAAGCACGCCCTTGGCAAACCCAGCCAAACACGCTTGTGCCGCGCGCTCCCTCTCTAGCAGGATGCACTGCTCTCCAAATGCTCGCATCTGGTCGGCGGAGTAGTGGTCCGTCAGCGGAGCCTCGTCGTAGGCTGACTCGTAGCTCGGGGGCTCCGGCAGTTCAGGTAGTTCCATCTCTCTCTCCATTGGTTGACCGTTTACCGCTAAACGGTAAGGATGGTTGTACTGCCAATATCGGTAAAGGCAGGATAACCAAACATCCTTCTATTTCACTTGGGCTCGTCCGCTTCGGACGGCGGAGAATCTTTCATCGGCCGGTGGGGCGCGTCAGCGTCTGGCAGTTCTTTCCACTCCGTTCCGCAAAACTGGCAGCCCTTCCAACCGTCGCCAAGGTCCACGCTGGAAACGCTGGACGTATCCCGGTTGTGACCGCACTTAGGGCAGAACGGATCATTGGGCGCGAGCACGCGGCCCAGCACCGCCCCGCCACGGGCAGCATCAACACCACGCCGGAAAGCGGCTTGCAGCAGTTCCGCTCTTTCAGCAGCAATTTCATCCAGTGCATGGATTGCCGGGTTATGCGCCAAGCCAGTCATCAGCGTGTGACGAATGACGGCAATCTTGGAAAGACTCTCCGCTGTCAGGATGGACGAGCCCAAATTGACCGAACTGTCTTTGTCTTCCATTCTCACTTCCCTTTCATTAAGGATGCCTACAGGCTCGCTGCAATCACTTGAAGCGGGCCAAACGATCCCGCTCCATTCCTTCTGCGACTGCTGCCATGATCCTGCTGTATGCAGCATCTAGCCATTCCGTCTGCACAGGAAGCACGTCCCGCCATTCAGCCTCAATCGCGGCCTCCATTTCCTTCTGAAACGAGGTAGAGCGGGACTCACCAGCCCGGTTCTCTATCGGCGCAAGCACCCGGATATGAGCACCCTCCACCGCCGCAATCAGGCGATCAGGCACTTCCAGGAATGAGAATAGGCTGGGCCTGGCCGTGAAGCTGGTCATCTGATGCTGCCGCAGCCGGGTGGCAATCTGCACAGACCTCCCAACGTACATCAGGTAGCCGTTCTTGGCGTACCAAGCGTAGATGCCGGAGGTGTTCGGCGCTTCCCGGATGTCCGCATACCTGCGATCAGTCGGACGGATGATGTAGCCGCCCCACGCCAGAGGCATCTCCTGTGCATTTCGGGTGCATTCCTCTGCCGTTTCCCGCCGTTTCCTGCCCATCAGCATCGTCCTTTCCTAGTGGGAGCCTAGCGCACGTTTCGCCGTATTCCCCTTCACACGGCAGGGGTCGCAGGTTCAAACCCTGCATCACCCACCAATGACATGGGGAGCTTTCGGGCTCCCCTTTTTCTTGCCCGGTGTAATTGTCGGTGCAATCCGTCCAGAGTCAAAGGCTTTTTTCAGGGCCTCCGTCTGCTTGGAAACGTCCTGGTGGGCATAGCGTTCTGTGGTCTTCACCGACGAATGGCCGAGCACCTTGGACACCGTGTAGATGTCCGTCCCGCTGGCGATCAAGATGGCCGCACAGCTATGCCTCAGGTCGTGGAAGTTCACATGCTCCATCTTGGCGGCCTCTCTGGCGCGTCTAAACCCTGTTTTGAGCCCTTCAAAGTTCAGGGGCAGGGGTAGGGCGGCCAAGTGCGGCCGAAGCGCCTCAGTGATCGGCGCGGCCCTCGTCTTGAGCGTTTTCGTATTACTCGCGTGGATGGTGATGAAGTCCGGCCCTACGTCCTGCGGCTGCATTGCCAACACCTCCCCCCGCCGTGCCCCTGTGTAAAGGGCGATCCAGATTGCACTGGCGACGGCCGGGCTCGCATGGCTGGCGATCTTGGCGACCTGTTCGCGGGTCAGGTACACATCGCGGGCGTTGTTCTCCGGCAGGCGCTTGATCTGCTGCCCGAAGTCCTCGGGGGTGCGCCCCAGTTCCCAAGCCATGCGCAGCGCCTTCTTCACGGTCCCTAGCGTCCGGTTGATGGTGGCGGCAGCGTAAGGCCCAGTCATGTCCGAGATGAGTTCGGCGGCGAACTGGCGGGCTTGGCTGGCGCGGTACTTCTCTGCCCAAGGGCCAGCTCGCTCGGCGTGGTACTTCGCCGTGGCCGGGGAGCGCAGATTCTTGGCGTGGGCGATGTACAGGGTCATGACTTCGCTGATTAACGGATTGCCGGGGATGTTGACCGACTTGTCCCGCTCTAGGGATTCTCGGATTTGGGATTCGATCCGCTTGGCATCACGCGCAGTTGCCTCTTTCGGAAGGATGCGGTGTACTCTCTGCCCCCCGACCATAAGGCCGACGTGCTTACGCCCGTTTTTGTCCGTCCAGATGGACATGGGTTATTCCTCAGCCATTCTTTGCATTCGTCAAGGTTATAGCGCTTCGACCTGACGCCAACAGGAGTGCAGGGCAGGCCGTACCGCTCCAACCTGCGGACATGGCTTTCGCTGATGCTCAGGGCCGCGCAAAGCTGCTGGCGGTTCAGGTCAGACATCTATGAAAGATTCTCCGAATGGAAGGAGGACGAGCCCACATTGAATTGAAGGCTGTTTGTCACTCATAGGCTATATAGATAACTCTGGAGTCAGAAGGGGGAGGGGAGATGCTTTTTCATTTGGTCGGAGACGATTCGGACGGCGGAGAATCTTTCATCCCTTCACGCTGCCAGCCGCAGCGGCAAGGGTGAGTAGTGCAGCGACAGCCACGACTGGAACCTGTCCGTTTCCAGTGGCTGCAAGGCGGTCCATCCTCGAGGAAAGCCCATCAGCCATTCCTGCGCTTCCGGGGTCACTTTCCCAAACACGGTGTTCCATGCCCGGCAGGATGGGTGCTTCTGCATCGACGGTGCGCAGTAGTTCCCTTGGGTCGTCGGCGTATGCAAGAAGCCAATGCCTGGACCGAATGTGGTCAGCACCCAAGTCCTGCGCGCTAAGGGAAAGACAGCGGGTTTCGTAACCCAGCGCCTCGAGGTCGTCTGCGGCCCGATCGATCGCGCGTCGTTGGACGTTCTCGGCAAATACGTACCTGGGAGCGACATCTGCCACGATCCTGCGTTGCTCCGGCCAGAGGTCGTCCGCAGTGTTGTTTCCCGCAGCCGCCGAGGAATAGGCTTGACAGGGAAAGCCGCCAGAAACGATGTCAATACGGCCCCTGAAAGGCATCCCGTCGAAGGTGCGGATGTCGTCCCACACAAGGAATGGCTCAAGCGATCCATCGTTTTGTCGCGCAGCGAGGATGGCCGCTGCGCTCGGGTTCCACTCAATCGCACAGACGGTCCTCCATCCGAGCAGACGGGAAGCGAGCAAGCCTCCACCAGCGCCCGCGAACAGTGCCAGCTCATTCAAAGGCACCTCCGCGACTCTCCGCCGTGCAGATGGCCGCTCCCAAATCTGCCTTCATGGCTGTTCTCCCCCTGAATCATCGGGGAGAGGAATAGAAGGATTCATCTTGTTCACTCGGTAGTGCCTTTCCTGACAACGGAGAATCTCTCATCGGCTGCTACTTGATCGCCAGTCGCTTGCCTTGCGTCAGGCGGCATCCCGGCACTTCCTGGCCCGCCTTGATCGCTTCCTTGATCGCGGCCTTGTCGATGGCTGGTGGCGGCGGTTCGGGCTGGCGCATGAACTGCGCAGGGACTAGCTCCGGCTGATACACCTCCACGGCGGCGGGGTTGTCCTGCACGGACAGCTTGAAGTACGGGCATTCGATCTTCTGGATACCAGCGACCATCATGTTGGCCAGCAGGTAGTCCTTGACGCGGGCTGCGCGGTTCTCCAGCGCCTTCCTGCGTGCTGCCATGTGGGCCTCTGCTTCCTTGATCGCGGCGGCGTTCGCTTCGATGTTGCGGATCACCATGGCTGTGTTCGTGGCCTTGGCCTCCAGATCACCCGCCATGCTCTCCAGCGTGTCGGTGATCGTCTGTTCGTCCAGGTCCAGGTCCGCGAGCCGGTCGGCTGTGTCGCGGTAGGCGTGCGCCAGTTCGTAGAGTGCGGTCACGGGTTCTCCAGTTATTGAGGACTTCTGCCAGCGGCTTGCCGTCAGCGGCCCATGGTTTCGGGTCGCGCTGATTGGTGCAGCCGTTGCACTGCGATGCTCCTTTCGCGAAGCAAGCGCGGGTCAGGAATCGAAGGCAACGGCTGCACTGCTTCATTACGGGTGGCTGGGGTCGAAGTCGTCATCCGGCAGGCCGTCACCGCCCACCCTGGCAACGGTACGGGCCGGGCCGGGGCGCTGGGCATTGGCCGCAGCACGCGGAGCCACGGGAGCGGCTTGCTTGTGCTTGCGGATGCGCAGGCCGCCGACCAGTTCGCCGCCGAAGGACACGTTCTCGTCCACGTAGACAATCACCTGCTTGCCGATCCAGTCGTCCGTGTCATCCGATCCGCAGGCTTTCGCCATGAGCTGGATGTTGGTCGCGTTCAGCACCATCGGCTTCTCGAACTCGTTGTAGTGGGCGAGCCACTTGTAGTCGGCGGGCTTGCCGTCCATAGCGATGTTCTTGCGCTCGATGGCGCGGACGGTGACAACGTAGTCCTCGGGAAAGTCGGTCTGCTTGAGGTAGTTGCTCGGGAGCATTTCGGAAATCTTGGCCATGTTCGTGTCCTTAGTGGGTGTTGAACGGATCAGGGATGGAAGCGCGGTAGTTGCGAAGCCATCTGCGGCGCTTCCAGACGCGCACGGCTTCGGTGAAAACGGCTGACAGGTCGGAGAGCACGCCGCGAACCTTGGAGAGACTCTCCGTTATCAGGGGGGACGAGCCCAAGTGGAAATTCATGGCTGTTTGCCTTTCGTAGTTCTAAGAAGAGCAGTAAGAACCGCCAGGAACTTGATGCTTCGTGCTTGTTCACCAGAAGGAATCTCACAAGCGCCAGGAACGGGGCATCCTCCCTCCCGGCAGGAACTGCAGAACAACTCCACGGGCTGGGTCAACGGTCCTCTGTCGATAGGCGTTTCGTCAGTCATTGCTGGGCTCCTTCAGTGCGGCGATGGCACGGACCATTGCGGGGCTGTCCGAACTCACCGACCATTGCACGAGGTCCAGCAAGTCATCCAGTGCTTCTTCCAGTTCGGTGATTCGTGCTTGGAGAGTGGAGACAGAACAGCCGTCTTTTTCACTTTGGCCCGTCCGACCTGACGCCGGAGAGTCACTCGACGGCTGGGCACGCTCCATCGTCATGAACTTGTCGAACGCTTCTCGGATTGCCGCGCCGATGTCGATGTCTCCGCCGAAGGAGTTTTCGTAGAAGAATCCGTCCCATTGGCTGGCGATGTGCTCGATGGCGGCCTCTGCAAGACTCTCCGGCCTATCTCCCGACGAGCCCAAGTAAGAAAAACGGTCTTTCTGCATTTCTTCCTCTGGTGTAAAGAAAGGACAACGGTTAGCGCAATACCTCTCTGAGCAAACAGAGTCGCTGCACTTGTGGGCCGGGTTCACCTTGGCCTCCGTGCCAGTCCTCGCCATTCCACATCCTCACTAATTTCGCTATGGCCTCTCTTGCCGTCCTTGCGGTAGCGGTAAGCCTCCTGTGGGCTTTCTTCTGGAAACGACCAAGCAACGCCGTCCCAATAGCGATACAGGCCGTCGTCCCGGAAGATGCTGCCGATGTACACGCCCTTCCTTGCTGGCTTCACTTCAGGCGGAAACCACGGCGTCAGTTTCTTGGTCATCAGATGTTCTCCAGAATGAACGCAATCGCCATCCAGATGCCAGTCCAGCAAGCGACCGCCAGGATTCCCCCGATCCAGAACATCGGGCTAATCAGCAGGCCGGGGCCTTCTTCCGGTCCCTCGATGGGGTCGGCGTAGGACGCATCCTTGAACGCTGCGCTCGCCGTCCGCTCAAATCGGAGGCCGCGATACTGTTGTGGGTTAAACACGGGCAACTCCTTGGTATTCGCCATGCCGATGTATCGCGGTGCGGGCCTTCTCATAAACCCAGCCACGCTTCTCTGCCGCTTCCACGAGGGTGACTTTTGAGCCGTCCAAGATCACCAAGATGTTCCGACGGGTATTGCGGGCTTGCTGGGAATAGGTGGCCCATCGCACATTGCCCGGCTCATAGTTGCCGTTCGTGTCGATGCGATCCACGCTCATCCTGGCCGGGCGCTCGCCATGTATGCGGCGAAGGCTTCAAAGCTGTCTCGCCACTCTTGGCAGACCTCGATGCCTCGTCCCCCATACCATGGGTATGCTCGATCCTCCGGGTTGTGGCATCTCCCCTTCATCTTCTTCCACACCTCGTAAACGGGAGTTCTGGAAGCGCCGTGGGTGATCCGGGCCTCTCTCATCTTCGCCATGGTTGCAGTGCGGTTGAAGCAGCCACAGCTAACAGTCACACCCGCCTTGATATGGGCCAACCGAACAGTCTTAACAGTGCCGCAATCGCACCGAAGAACAAAGGCCCGGAGCGATGTCCCGTCAATTCGGCGTTGTCGCGGTGCTTCCTCCAGAACGGTGAAGAACCCGAATCTGTCGCCTGGATTGACCACTACATTGCGAGCCATCACAGAACCCCCATCCTTCTGGCGAACCTCAAAGGGGCGTTACGGGCGTTCATGCCTGCTCCCCCGCCTTCGGTGTTAGCTCGATCTGGATGGAGGACACCTTCTTGTAGCTTGCGTGGCCTTCGTGGTGAACGATGGCGGTAGCGGCCATCTCCGTGCCAAGCACTCCGAGCATCCGCATCTCGGCCTCGGTTTCAGCGATGAGCACCACGCGGGTTGTGCCAGTTTCAAAGATGGATCGCACTTTCATTCGCATCCCCTTTCAATAGCTTCCTGCACATCCAGCAGGTACTCCGTCACCGTCTTTCCGGTAGTGGTATGGCTCCATCCACACTTAGCCACTGCCCCGATGAGGGACGAGACAAGCGCCCCTAGCTCCAGTTCGGTGAGGTTCGTTGCCAGAGCGGCAATCTCCTTCCTTGCTGGCCGAGTCCTGACGCCTGCGTCTTCTTCGGCGCGGCGGCGGATGTCTGCTTCGTCTGCCTGGTCTGTCAGTACGGAGTAGTTCTCATGCGCTCCGAGGGTGTCGGAGTGGGGAGGGAAGGTGACGAGGTTCATTGCTGATCCTTTTGTTCATTTGATCCGTACGCTTTCAGACGGCTCCGGGCCATGTGCCGGGCAACGGAAAGCGACGACACCGGACTGCGGCCAGTGAAAAAGATGCACAGCCCGTCAACGATGTAGGCAAGGCCTAGACAGCGATGGAGCAGAAACCCGCTCATGTCAGGTCGCCGGTTGCCTTGGCGATGGTGGCGCGACCAGCATCGGTAATCTCGAAACCACCGTGAACGTAAGGCTTGAGCAGGCCGCGCTCGCACAGCTTCGTCGCGTTCCGGTTCCAGGTCACACCCTCGAAACCGGGTAGGTAGGGACGCTCGACCACGCCTAGTTTGTTGACGGCGGCCGCGCTGAGGATGTTGCGCTGGTTGTTGGTCAGGTCAGCCACGGTCATCTTCCTTCACATCAAGGGCTGCTCGTCCGGGGATATGCGTCACACCAGGGCAGGACAGCATTTCGCGCTGCTGCTCGGTGAGCGGATAGGACTGCACCCGCAGAGGCGCGGCAGGTACTTCCACGCCAGCGGTCGATGAAAGACTCTCCGCCGTCAGGGAAGGCACTACCAAATGGACTTCATGGCTGTTGGTCATCTCATCTCCAGTAGGGTGGGGTTGGTAGGCCATGTCAGGCTCCCTCAGCCTTGGCGATTGCGGCGCGCAGCACCTTCTCTGCGGATTGCCAGTCGCCATCGTTGCCAGCGTCCAAAGCATCGCGGCACGCCTCCAGCAGTTCCGGTGCAGCAGCCATCAGGCGGGCGTTGGCGAGCAGCTCACCCCACTCCGCGTCATCGCGGCGGCCGCCCTGCACCGAGGCGCTGAAACGATTGCGCAGCGGATGACCATGCAGCGCGTACACGGTCGTCTGTGCGGCGTGCCACGGTCCCGGCGTGTGCTTCGCTTCGCTCATCTCGCTTCTCTCCAGTGTTTGGCTCGTTAGAGCCGATGGAGAGATTAAACACCTCTTTCAGTTAAAGCGCAAGAGGTCTTTCAGTCGGAGCAACAGGAATTTGACGTTCTACGGGTAAACCCCGATGAAAGTAGTACCTGTGATGGGACGAAGATGCTGGATGGAAAGCCAGTGTTGCGCAACGCTGCGCAAACATGGGCTGGCAACCGTGCTAAATCTCGCAACGATTGCTTTACTCAACCTTTCGTAATTCGTCTGTAGGACGCCGCCTCGAAAGGCTTACGATGGTCTGAGCGAGAAGGCAAACGCCGCCGCCATCAGGGGAAGTAATGCAAGCTCAAATGCGCCAGGAAATAGGGGATCGGTTGCGCCGGGCAAGACTCGCCGCCGAACTCACCCAGCAGGATGTCGCCCGCGACTTTCTGCGAACACGGCAAGCCGTGTCCTCTTGGGAGGCTGGGCGTACCCTGCCTAGCGTGCTGGAGCTGCGCGAGCTAGCCATCCTGTACGGAGTGTCTACCGACATGCTTCTGATCGGCATGGATGACTCCGGCGGGGAGATGGTGCGCGTGCTTGCCCAAGTGCGGGCCACGCCCCGGAGCGACTGTCTGCCCGCTGTGTACTAGGTTTTCGTCGGCTGCTTGGGCCGCTTGGCTGTGATGGGCATGTCGCGCTCCACCTGCTCATCGGAGACGCCTTTGCGCGCCAGCACGATGGCGGCCGAGAACTTGGCCCGGCCCTCCGCGTCCAGCTTGTCGTAGCGCCTGGCGAACTCCATTGCCTCGGCTGATACCGCCGACTTTGGCCGTGGCTCTCCCTCGCCGGTTGCCAGCCAGTGGTGGTCTACCCGCAGGAAACGTGCGGCCTTGGCGCTTATCTCAGCAGAGAAGGAGCGGGCGGGCGAGGTAAGAACTTGCCCTACGGCCTGCACGGAAATCCCTAGCCCTTCGGCCAATTTCCCTCTTGCATCGCGACCTTTCAAGCCCGCCAGTTCCATGGCGCGGCTGAGCCGTTCGCTGTAGGTCCCGTCCATTTCGGCAAGACTACTTGCGCAAATGAAAGACCTCTTGTATATTACAGGCAAGACCTCTTTCGGAAACTCAATGGACTCCAAGACCATCATCGACGCCCTCGGCGGCCCATCAGAGGTGGCGCGGCTGTGCGACCTGACACCGCAGGCTGTGTCGCAGTGGTACGGCAAGGACGCTGACGGCAAGGAGCGCGACATGCCCAAGTCATGGCGTCGTTACTTCGAGTTGGCCCGCCCGGACCTGTTCAGCCAGGACAACGAACAGGCGAAGGCGACCTGAATGAACTACCGCAAGCCCGGCACCCTGCATGGCCGCTTCCCCGAGGTTGCCCGCGACTCCGGCCCCGTTCTCTACGTCAGTGAGTTCAGCAACGGCGTGGTGAAGGTCGGTATGACCACCATGGCTCGCGAACGCCTGTCCGGCACTCTGACTCAGGCTCGCCGCTACTTCGGGAAAGTGGACGTTGTTCGCTTCCATGCCTCCGCGCGCTTTGCCCACAGGCAGACGGCGTTGGCCGCCGAGAGGGAAGCCCTCTACACGGTTCGACTCATTGGTCAGCGCGCAACCGACCAGTGCAGCGAGTTCTTCACTGGCATCCCCTTCGCAGAGGCCGTGCGGATCGTTGACGAAGCCGTCGAAGCCGAACTTGCCTGAGTAGTCCCCCTTATCCAACCGGAGAAGACCATGACCGAAAGCTACCTCGTACAAGTTTGGGCTGACTACTGCAAACGTGCAGTCGAGTCCCAGAACCGCGTTGCTGCGATCTACCAGCCTGTCGCCGCCCCCATTACCGAGCAGCCCATGTCCGTGTATTTCGCGGAGACGGAAGACAAGCCCGCCAGCAACTGCCGATTCTGCGGAACCCATGAAGGCTCGTACCACCTCGATGGATGTGTACGCCTCAACGCCGCAATGATCGCCAGGGACGGCCCTGCCGCTCCCAAGCCTGCTGTCGTTGCCCTTCCCGCAGTTCCCACGGCTCATCCGGCCATTGCTGGTTTGACGTTCCTCGGTGCTGTGGATCACAGGCTGGGTGCTCAGGTTTCGCATTCCTGAATCATCGTTTTTTTGTCTCGCGCTGAGACGGCAACAGACGGGAATCCAACATGCCATCTATTTCCCCCTCTCAACTGACCTTCAGTTTTGAGCCTGCGCTACCCGACCGTTTCCCCACTCTACGCCACTACGTAGCGCACCGATCCACGGTGACGGCGAAGTCGCAAAAGACGCAGGCCGGGGATATGGACATGGCTCCTAGCACGCTGGCCCGCAAGTTGAACCCGGCAGAGGGCGACACCCAGCGCATGAACTGCGACGACCTGGAGGCATGGATTGCCAGCACCGGGGAGGCTGCGGCGGTTATCGAATACCTCGCGGCCAAGTACATGGACACCCCGGAGGCCCGTCGCTCTCGCTTGCTTGCCAAGCTGGAAGGGGCGGTCCCGGAAATGCTGAACATGCTCGCATCACTTAAGGAGCCTGCATGAGTTACCTAACGGTTGGCGTCGGCATGGCGCTGGGATTCGCCCTTGCGGGCTTCTTTGTTGGTGACACCTTGTCCGAATGGTGGACCGCCACGTTCTTTTCTGCGGCGGGATTGTTCTCTCATTGGCTGTTGATTGGCCGCAAGGAGCAGCAATGAACCTGCCTGAAATCCCCGATTACGTCTGGATGACCGCCTGCATCGTTGGATTCCTTTTCGGTGCTGTCTGGTTCTTCTGCTCTAGCTGTGAGCAGGATAACAACGATCCTCATAACCATCCGAGGGTGTGACATGGAAGACAACAAAGACCATTTGGGCTCGTCCGGCGGCACGGCGGAGAGTCTTTCCGAGGCTGCACGCGATGTGCTGGCCGAGCGGCATCGCCAGATCAATGCCGAGGGCTGGACGGCGCAGCACGACGACGAACACGGCGACGGTGCCATGGCAGTGGCGGCAGCGTGCTATGCCATCGCTGACCAGCGCGCCATCCAGGTGGGCACGGTGGAACTGCGCAAGTTGTGGGAGTGGACTGGCTGGTCCGTGCAGTGGTGGAAGCCGAAGGACAGACGCCGCAATCTAGTGCGCGCCGCCGCGCTGATGCTGGCCGAAATCGAACGGCTGGACCGCTCAGTTAAAGGGTTCAAGCCGATTGGTGGAGAAGCCGGGGACAGCTCGGTCAAGTTGAAATTGCCTGCGAATGGGCCGGAGAGTCTCGGAAAGGCTGCGCACACGCCGGGACCGTGGGCCATTGGTGAGTACGACGATTGCCTTGGATACGACTGCATGACTGGCGGAATTCGCGTTGGACCTGTCTGCCTAGACGGTGCGGATTACGGTCAGAAGTGGTGCAAGGAAATCGCACCCCCCGCGCTTGAGCGAATGAAGGCAGACGCCCGCCTGATAGCTGCAGCCCCGGAACTGCTGGAGGCGCTGCAACGGCTTGCAAAGCTGATTCCCGTGGCCGCTGACAGCAAGGAGGGCGGGAACCTCGTGGACTATACGGACGAGGAATGGCGCGAACTTGTCGCCGTCACGCCTCTGGTCTACGCAGCTCTCGCTAAGGCAACCGCCTAACCCGGAGACAAAACATGATCCCCGCTCTTTCCCTTGACGCCAGCGACGACACGGATTCGCGCTCGCCTGAGTTTCCCGCATCGACGCTCATCCATTTTGTAAGACAGAACCTCGAAACCCTGTCCGAGATGAGTGACTCAGCTTTGCAGACCTACATCTGCGAATGCGCTGAGAGGTTCTGCGCTGCCCAACGTGAGTACGAGAAGCACGGAAACCTGGCAGACGCTGGGGACCGTGACAGGTGGTGGCAGGCCGAAGCCGAGGCGCTGCGGGTGCGGGGTAGCAGGACGAGAGGCTTGGCTGCGTGAACTTCTACAAGCGGTTCATTGGCGACATCACGGCCAAGACAGGCGGGCTGACGCTCGCTCAGTTCGGAGCCTACGACCGCCTGCTGGACCACTACTACAGCACCGAGCAACCCATTCCCCCAGACGAGTGCTACAGCATCTGCCGCGCCATGACCAAGGCTGATCGCATCGACGTAGACAAGGTGCTGGCCCGGTTCTGGGAGAAGACCCCGGAAGGCTGGACACAGAGCAAGGCAGACGAGCAGATCGAGAAGGCTCGTCCCCTGATTGAAGCAGCCAGGGAGAACGGGAAGAAGGGTGGCAGACCCCGTAAACCGAAAACCCCGCAAGAACCCAGCGGGTTATCAGATGGAACCCAGCACGAACCCAGCTCGAAAGCTAGCCAAAGCCAAAGCCAAACCCACTCTCCTTCACTACGTTCAGGAGAAGTGGGAAGCGACGCCCTTCCGGGCGTGACGCCCGCGCTGTTTGCCGATTACCTGGAGGTCAGGAGGGCAAAGAAGGGGGGCAAGTTCACCAGCACCGCTGCCAAGGGATTGATCCGAGGGGCAGAGGATGCCGGGATCACCGTGGAGCGTGCGGTGGAGGCTTGCTGCGAATACGGCTGGATCGGGTTCCGCCCCGACTGGTACGCAGAGAGGCAGGCGAAGAAGCCCCGCCTTGTTTCCGGCTCAGCCGAACCTCAGTGGCGCACCGAACAGCGCCAGCGCACCCAACAAGCGGCTCCCGGTGTCGCCGTTCAAGACGCCGCCCAATTCTTCGACATGGAGGCCACCGATGGCACTACCCGTCTCCTGGGTTGACAGGATCTTCGACAAGCTGACCCTGATCTACGGCCAGTCGTTCCTGCGCAAGTGGTCGGATATCGACCTGAACGCCGTGAAATCCGATTGGGCGCATGAGCTTTCAGGGTTTGAAAACCACCCCAAGGCGATTGCTTGGGCGCTGCAAAACCTGCCCCCGGAAACGGCCCCGAACGCCCTCCAGTTCAAGTTTCTGGCCCGCCGCGCACCGCCTGACGAACTGCCCCGCCTGGAGGCTCCCAAGGCCGACCCTGCGCGCATTGCGGAAGAACTGGCAAAGCTCGCCCCGGTCCTCAGCAAGCCTGCAGGGCGCATCGGTGTGGATTGGGCCAAGCGAATCGTTGGCCGCGCGGACGGTGGAGAGCGCATCGCCCCGCTCGTCCTTCGGATGGCTAAAGAGGCACTGGCGCACAAGGGAGAGCACGCATGACCCTACGCAACAACATCCCGGCCAAGAAGCGGCTGGCGCACGAAATCCTCGACCTGGTGAGGAATGGCCTGCGTGTTGAGCCGTCTCGCGTGAAGTGGGCGCTGATCGTGCTGGGTGACGGATGCCTGACTGCCTGACGTGCGAACACTGGACACCGAAAAAGACCCCGCCCGCGATGGTTCGGCTTCGGTTGTGTGTCTGCGCACTTGGCGAGAGATGGGAATACCTGCCACCCCACGGTGGTTGCAAGAAACATCAGCCGGTGAGCCTGGAGATACAGGCGACACGGGAAAAGTGGATCAAGGACAAATGACAAGCATTGACGAGCAGCTAGAGATGCTGCATTCGCTCGCCCAAAGGCACTACCCCGACAGCGAGTCAGAGCGCAACGCTTGCTTGGTGCAGTTGCTGACGACAAGGCTTCGCCAATACGCAGCAATGTTCCAAGGGTTGCCGGTGAGGGAGATGAAAGATGAGGGTTGAGCAGATCGGAGACGCCCGGCTGTATCTGGGCGACTGCATGGAGATTCTGCCGACGCTGCCGAAGGTGGATGCGGTGATTACGGACCCGCCCTACGGCATCGGCATAGATGGACAGAAGGGCTCTGAGCGCAGGAACGGGACTCAGCTCCGCAAGGCGCATGAGTTCATGGGGTGGGACAGCGAAACGCCCAGCATCGAATTGTTTGACGCCTTGCGGGCGTGTTCCAAGGTGCAAGTCATCTGGGGAGGCAACTACTTCGGGCTCCCGGCTGCGCGCTGCTGGTTCGTTTGGGATAAGGCACAGAAGGGCCTAACGATGTCGGACGGCGAGCTTGCCTACACGAACTTGGACAAGCCGCTGCGCATTTTCCAACTCCACCGGACGCATCTCTGGCAGGAAGGCCCAGAGCATCCCACTCAGAAGCCGTTGGCTCTCATGCAATGGTGCATCGAGCAGGTTGGAGATGCGCTGTTAATTCTCGATCCCTTCATGGGCTCCGGCACGACAGGTGTGGCGGCGGTGCAGATGCATCGCTCCTTCATCGGCATCGAGCGCGAACCCAAGTACTTCGACATCGCTTGCCGCCGCATCGAGCAAGCCTACAAGCAACGCCCCCTCTTCGCCGCCGAGCCTATCCGCAGGCCGGAGCAGCTTGGAATCGAAGCGTGACTCTCCGCCCTATGCAAAGGACGAGCCCACATGGTCAGCCTTCTTGAAGACACCAAGCCTGCCAAGCCTCGCCTGTGGCTGTATCGCGGTTGGTGGAGGTGTGGTCGATTGGCTGAGTCCTCCATGACTTGGGCCTGTGGACAGACCCCGCGTGCTGCTTATGAGAACTGGAGCAGGAAGTGAATTCATTTCATGTGGGCTCGTCCACTAACCGGCCGGAGAGTCTTTCATCGCGTCCCATCAAGTCCCGCAGCCAAGAGGAAAAGTACCACGCGGCTATCGCGGAAATCGCGGAGCAAGCCTCCCACCTTGGATCGAAGTGGGACGCGGAGAGCTGGAAGCGCCTGTTGCTGGACGCCTTCGCCAAAGAGACGAAGCGACCAAGGGGAAAGGTCATCCCCAACCTGACCGGGGATGGAGTGGTGGAGATTGGATTGCAGTCCCGCAAGTTCACCAAGCAGGACGCAAGCGAATTCGTTGAATTTTTGCACGCATGGGCGGCAATGAACGGAGTGGAGTTGAGCCAATGAACGAATTTCCGCTGTTCTGCGGAGCAATGGGGCGAGGCGTCTACAGCCTGTGCTTCTGGTTCCGCATTTGCGGCTACGGCCCGCACGTCAGCATGAGGCCGAAAAGTCTCGCGCTTTTCTCTGAGCGCAACGGCTACCGAAAAGCTCTTTACCTGTGGAAGTTCCGCTTTGAGTGGTTGACGCCGGAATGACCCTCCGCCCCCACGCCCCGAAGTCCAAGGCGTGCAGCGTCTGCGCCAAGCCTTTCATGCCTGCCAGGCCCATGCAGGCGGTGTGCTCTCCCCGCTGCGCCCATCGCAAGGTGAGGCTGGACAAGACCAAGGAGCGGGAAGCATTCCGGGAGCGCAAAGAGAAGATCAAGACGCGCGCTCAGTGGGAGGACGAGTGCCGAAAGATCGTGCAGAAGATCGCCCGGCTTCGGGACCGCAACGATGGGTGCATCTCCTGCCATCTCCCGGCAACGTGGGGAGGTCAGTGGCACGGATCGCACTTCAGGAGCCACGGAGCAGCGTCGGCGGTGCAATTCCACCTCTGGAATATTCACAAATCCTGCTCATCGTGCAACAAGGACAAGGGCGGGAACATCCACGATTACCGCCCCCGTCTGATCGCAAAGATCGGGCAAGACAAGGTTGATTGGCTGATGGCGCAGAACCAGACGTTCAAGCCGCCTATCGACTACTACAAGCGGTTTAAGGCAGTCATGGGCAAGCGCCTAAGACGCATGGAAAAGAGATTGGAGAACGAGTGACAGAAGACGACAGCTTGAGCACCAAGACCATTTGGCTGCTGATCTTGAGCAATGGTGGCCGCTGGGGTGTGGGTGAGATTGCCCAGGAGCTAGGCAGCACCAGCGAGAAGGTGTGCAACTTCATCGGAATGATGGCCGCCCGAGGGTTTGTGAAGCGATACCCAAGGAGTGAGGGCAGGAAGCGCCACGAATACGCCGTGGACGGTAGCTGCCGCATTCCCATGGCCGTGACCATGAAGGAAATCATGGAGGCGCAGTCTTGAACCTAGACGACATCAAAGCCAAGTGCATCGAGTGCGGCGATTGCTGGGAATGGACTGGCATCTGTTCGTCCGCAGGCGTCCCCAAGATCAACCTCTATGTCGGGTACGGCAAGAACGGCAGGACGGTCCTTTCCACCCGCCGGGTTGTGTGGCAGATCGTCAAAGGTGCGATCCCTGCCGGGCGGCTCATCACAACCAAGTGCGGCAACCCAAAGTGCCTTAATCCCGAACATCTGACGATGACGAATCACGCCCAGGTTGCCCAAAAGAACGGAGCCCGCCTGTCAGTGAAGCTCAAGCGAGCGGCCAGCCAAAGGACGTTCAACATCGAGCACCGGGCAAAGCTGACGCAGGACGCGGTGAGTCTCATCCGATCCAGCGAGAAGCCGACCCGGGAATTGGCTGGTGCCTATGGGGTGCACATCTCCACGATCAACAAGATTCGCAAGGGACTCGCTTGGCGGGATGTGACTAACCCATTTGCTGCTTTGATGGCTTGACAACTACAAGAGAGGGGCAGAGGAATGAGAATCACCGAGAGATATTCCCAAGCGGTCAACTCCGACAACCTTTCGGTGGACGAGCGGACGACCTTCTCAGACACGGACGTTCTCGGAGCCTCAGGGCTGGCAGCAAAGAACGGGCACGCTCTAGGAATCGCCCTGACTCGCCTGTTTGCCGATGGCAAGCCCGGCCCGGTGGTTCTGGAGCTGACGGAGATGGCTTTCAAGCGGTCCCGCACCCTTCGCCTGAAGTTCTCCCGCGTGGAGGCTGAAGACCTGTCTAAGGCTGTTTTGGCATATTACCGGCACGGCATCTGCCTGCCCTGCGGAGGGACGGGATACACGGTCATCAAGGACACCCCGATCCAAGGGGATGAGTGCTCCCACTGCCTAGCCACCGGGAAACTCAACTTCGACCGCCAGTTCCCCCATGAAACGCGCGACCTGGCCCGTTGGTTGTCACAAGAGATAGACCGGGCACAGGCTGCGGCAGGTAGTGCGGCTATGGCGATGCTGGCTCCGAGGCTCAGTTTGGACTGACGAACGGTAGTTGGCGTAGGGGAATTATTTGTGTTAGGATGCGCGGACCTACAAAGTGGCGGGCGTTCCGTCGAAAATAATTGGGGCATCTTTCGTGGGAGAGGTGCCTCTGCAAAGTAAGTCGGTCAAGTGAGGCGGTATGGGGTGAAATTCCCGCGCACACTGGCCGCAACCAACACAAGGGCTCGCTTCGAGCGGGCCTTTTGCTTTTCTGGCACCCGCCACCCCAGCACGGGGGAAGCTCGTTAGACACCATTAGGGGGACGCCGCTCGCGCAGCACAGTCCTGCCACCTCGTCACAGAGCTTCCCCGGCATATTGCCGTTCCACTATCGGAACTTCACAGCCCGCCACTGAGCGGGCTTTTCTACATCTGGAGCCTCAATGACGGTAGCAACCGATCCGCGAAAGACCGGCCTGACTGCTGGTGCGACGCTGGTGGCGGCATCTGCCGTGGCCCTGTCCGTGAGCAACACGACGAGCGAAGAAGCCCTGGTCACGGTGAGTCTGCCGCCGCCTGGCGTCAATGGTGGGTATGAAGTCCGCACTGTTTGGACTGTCACCAACGGAGCTAACGCCAAGACGCCGCGCATTCGTCTGGGTGGGATAGGCGGGACGGTCTACCTCGGATCGGCAAAAACCACGATTGCCTCTTACTCCGACTCTCGCCGCATCCGTAACAGGGGAGTGACCAACTCTCAGGTTGGTTCAGGCTCGGCCAGCGTGTCCTTCGGAGATTCCGGTTCCGCCATCGTCACCAGCTCTGTGGACTGGTCGGTTGCGTCTGATTTGGTGCTTTCTGGGCAAAAGGCTGTCGGGACTGATGTCCTGACCCTGGAAAGCTACGAAATCTGGCACTTGCCGGGGTAACGCTTGTCTGGACTACGGGTCGGCCCTATCGGGGAGGTATATCACACGCATAGTGGAGGTGTACGGCGTGAGGTGCGGGAGAAGCTGAGCGATTTTGTCAGCATCAAAGACCTGGCTGAAGTTGTAGGGGATGGGAGCACCGACGACACCGCAGCATGGGCGGCAGCGATCACTGAGGCGGCCAGCCAAGGGGTGTCGCTGCACATCCCGGCTGGCACCTACATGCTGGATGACTTTGAACTCATCTCCGGCGTCTCAATGCGCGGAGATGGGTCGGACTGCACGATCCTCAAGGCACGAAGCGGGAACACCGATCCGTTCATCACCATGCCCGCAGGTCGGGTGCGGGATGTGAGTATTGGCGGTTTCATGCTCCAGGGCAACGCATCGAACACCGGACAAGGGGCGATGTACTTTGAGGCCCAACTGGATGGGGCTGACGGGGGGTTTTGGTACTCCTGCTTTCACGACATCAAGATTCGCGACTTCCCCGGCGACAACATCCATTTCCTCGGAAGCAAGACGACTGTAGACCGGCCGCACCAGTTCATTTCCTTCCGGGATATTGATGTGATGCGCCCCGCATCATCCACGGCTCATTCTTTGAAGCTGGAAGGGCAGTGCGAGCACTTCACGTTCTACAACTGTCAGTTTGACGGCACGAACAGCAACTACACCGGAACCAATATCCGGCTGACGCGGAACATCGCAAGCGGTGGAGACATTCGCCCCAACGCGATCAAGTTCATTAACTGCACCAGCCAATGGGCAGAGTGGGCGGCTTATGTGGACCGGGCAGAGAACGTCTCGTTCGACACGCATTGGTTCGAGAGCCTGAAGAACGGGGTAGACATCCAGGCGACGGCGCTGAATGTGGACTTCTTTAACTGCCGGTTTGCCAACGCTGCAAACAACGCAGGGGCTGGAATTGCCGTCCGCGCAGGAGGCAATACCTTTACCAGCCTGCGCTATTGCCGGTTCACGGGAACCAACGACACGCAGGTTTCGTGCTCTGGCCATACAGGATTCGACATCGTTGGATGCCCTGACATCACGGTAACGAGTGGGGTAACGCCAACCATCTCCTACGCTTCTGGGGCAACGATCACGACCCAGGCGCACAAGGTAGTGATTATTGGTGCGAGTGCTGGATTGACCTGTACCACGATCACCTCCAAACGAGGAGTCGGAGAGACGTTGACCCTGCGGATCAACACAAACGGCATTGACTTCGCGACGGGCGGAAATCTGTACCTCGGCCCCGGAGTCGCCACGCTGACTGTCCCTGTCGGCTCTGTTGTCACATTCACCCGCAACGATGCAACAAGCGCCAACTGGTACTTAACCGGCGTGACCTAACCATTCAGGAACAAACATGGCAAACCAATGGCTTTTGGTCGATGCAACGACCGTAGCGGCAGGATCAGCAGTAGAGGGATGGACGGGGGCGAAGACCTTCCAAGCCCACGGCACGACCAGTTCTGGCGCAGGCGCAGCCACGATCCAAGTGCAAGGCTCCCACAACGGCACCAATTGGGACACGCTTGGCACGATCAGCCTGACCCTCGCCACTACCACTAGTTCTGACAGCTTCACCAGCTCTGACAGCTACGCAAAGCTCAGAGGGAACGTCACTGCAATTTCCGGCACTGGCGCCGAGGTCAGCTTGATTGCTGGCTAATTAGTAACCACTAACCGGACTACACCCGCAAGGGAGGTCTAAAGCATGGCACGCCCAAGCGAATACAAGCAGGAATACTGCGAACAGGTCATTGAATGGGGTAGGGCAGGTAAGTCTGTCGCATGGATTGCCTCAAACCTGGACGTAAACAAGGACACCGTTTACGAGTGGGCCAAGGTCCACCCTGAGTTTTCCGACGCCTTAACGCGCGCACGGACTCACGCCCAGGCATGGTGGGAGGACCAAGGCCAAACCGGCATGGTTGGCCCTGGCTTCAATGGCTCGGTCTGGTCCCGCAGCATGGCGGCGCGGTTCCCTGAGGACTGGCGGGAGCAAAAGGGCGTTGAACTGTCCGGCGCGGTGCAGATCGGCAAGGTTACGCGCGAAGTAATCCGCCCGCAGTGAGGGAACTCAAGCTAAAGACGGCGGAGGTGTTCGTTCCGCTGCTCAAGCCTGCCCGCGACAAAGTGTGCCGGGGTGGACGAGGGAGCGGGAAATCCCACTTCTTCGCTGAGTTGCTGATTGAGGACAGCCTTGCCGAACCGGGCGAATCCGGTGGTGAAGGGTTGCGTTCAGTCTGTATCCGTGAGGTACAGAAAGACCTGGCGCAGTCCTCCAAGCTGCTGTTGGAGTCGAAGCTAACCGCCTTGGGGATCACCGAGGCAGACGGCTTCAAGGTCTACAAGGATGTCATCACGACCCCCGGAGATGGGCTAATCATCTTCAAGGGGATGAACGACTACACGGCCGACTCGATCAAGTCACTGGAGGGGTTCAAGCGGGGTTGGTGGGAGGAAGCTCAGGGAGCGACCCAGCACTCTATCAACCTGTACCGGCCAACCATGCGGGCTAGCGGCTCGCAGATGTGGTGGAGCTACAACCCGCGCCGCAAGGTTGACCCGGTAGATCAGATGTTCATGGGCGAGGAAAAGCCCACGGGTGCGGTAGTTGTCAAAGCGAACTGGCGCGACAACCCGTGGTTCACGGCGGAACTAGAGCAAGAGCGCCTTGACTGCCTGCGAATGCAGCCGGACCAGTACGACCACATCTGGGAAGGTGGCTACGTCACGGTAGTAGAGGGTGCGTACTTCGCCAAGCACCTAGCCCAAGCGAAGGCCGAGGGGCGGATTGGCAGGGTGGCCGCTGATCCTCTGATGACGCTGCGCGCCTTTGTGGACATCGGCGGCACAGGTGCGAGGGCTGACGCCTTCACGATCTGGATAGCGCAGTTCATCGGCAAAGAGATTCGCGTACTGGACTACTACGAAGCGGTAGGCCAGGAACTGGGGCATCACTTGGGCTGGATGCGGGAGAAGGGCTACACCCCTGACCGCTGCCAGTTCTGGCTACCCCATGACGGCGCACAGCATGACCGGACGCGCAAGGTTAGTTACGAGAGTGCGCTGAAGGACGCTGGCTACAAGGTCACAGTCATTGAGAACCAAGGCGCAGGAGCGGCCAAACAGCGGATTGAAGCTGTGCGCAGGCTGTTCCCGTCAATGTGGATCAACGCCGCTACTACCGAAGGTGGCCGGGATGCGCTTGGTTGGTATCACGAGAAGAAGGACGCCGTTCGCGGCATTGGGCTAGGCCCTGACCACGATTGGGCATCCCACGGAGCAGACGCCTTCGGACTGATGGCTGTTGCCTATGAAGCGCCTAAGCCAAAGGACAAGCCCATTAAGTACAAGCCGAACGGAGTGATATGAGCATCGCTCTGATGAATCGAATCAAGGAACTAGAGCGCCTGATTGCCGAACTGCAACAACGACTGACCGCCCTAGAAAACCGCCCCAAACCCGGACGACCCCCAAAGCATGGCTAAGCCCTACATCAACATCTATGTCGGAGATTATGGCGAGTACGTCATTCCCGATGAAGTGTTCGCCATGGTGAAGCGGTTTACCAAGAGTGGCCTTCCTGATCGCCGGTATGCGGGCAACGAGGCGTTCTGGGCATGGGTGCGCGAGCAGGAACAGAAAGCTCTGAATGGCTGATGAAAACTCCCTGATTACTGCCATCGAGCAGCACGAGAGCCAGGCCGAGCTGTACGGGACGCTCTCCGAGGATCGCACCAAGTCGCTTGAGTATTACCGTGGCGAGCCCATGGGCAACGAGGTCACGGGCCGCTCTCAGGTCGTCTCGCGGGATGTCTTTGACACGGTGGAGTGGATCAAGCCGGACCTGGCCGAAATCTTCTGCGGCGGGGATGAGGTTGTGTCCTTCTCCCCGAAGTCTCAGGAAGACGTAAAGGGTGCCGAGCAAGAGACTGACTTTGTAAACCATGTCATCACCCAGCGGAATGACTGGTTCTCCGTGTTCTACGGCTGGAGCCACGACGCCCTGCTGCAGAAGGTGGGCTACGTCAAAGCGTACTGGGACGATTCCGAGGACGAGACGGAAGAGAAGTACGAAGGGGTGTCGGAAGAAGAATACCAATTCCTGATGCAAGACCCCGGCGTGGAGTTGGTCGAGTACGAAGAAGGCCAGCAGTTCGTCGCGGGGATGGTCGAGCCGATCAAGACCTACACCTGCACGTTCAAGCGCAAGACCGGCAAGGACGTTGTTCGCCTGGTCAACGTGGCTCCCGAGAACATCAAGGTTTCCCAGCATTCTAGAAACCTGAGCCTGCAAGACCCGGCCCTTGACTTCTGCGAGCACGAAGAGTCCAAGACCATCTCCCAACTGCGGGAAGAGGGCTTTGAGGTTGACGACAACATCGCGGACTCTGGCAAGTCTGCCGGTGACTACGAAGACGCCAGCCGTAATCGTTACCAGCCGTTCATGGACATGGACGAGGGTGGCGAGAACGATCCTTCCATGCGCCGGGTTCGGGTTCGGGAAGTGTGGATTCGCCACGATGATGACGGCGACGGCAAGGCCGAACTGCTCCATGTGATTGTGGTGGGCCGGGAGATTCTGCTGAAGGAGAAGGCGGAGTTCGTCCCCATCGTTGCCCTGTGCCCTGCTCCGCTGCCGCACCAGCATTACGGCTTCTCCCTGGCCGATGCGGTCATGGACCTGCAGCAGATCAAAACTGCCCTGTGGCGCAACGCACTGGACAACCAGTACCTTGCCAATAACGGTCGATACGGTATCGACGCGGATAACGTCAACCTGGACGACATGCTGGATAGCCGTCCGGGTGGCATCGTGCGGGTGAAGGGCAATCCGGGACAGGCAATCTTCCCGCTGAACCATCCGACCACGGGTGAAATTGCCATTCCCATGCTGGAGTACACCGACCGCATCGGAATGAAGCGCACGGGTGTGAATGAGCAGACTCAAGGGCTCGATTCGCACACGATCAACAAGAACACGCCCTACGCCACGACCGCTGCACTGATGTCCGCAGCACAGAAACGGGTCAGGTTCATCGCTCGGATCATGGCGGAGACGGGTGTAAAGAGCCTGTTCCTGATCGTCCACGCTTTGACCTTGAAGCACGCCCGCAAGGCGGAGATTGTCAAGCTGCGGAACGAGTTTGTGCCGGTGGACCCGAGACATTGGGTCAAACGCCAGGACATGACGGTGTCGGTGGGTCTGGGGACTGGCGACAAACCGCAGCAGATCGCATTCTTGGAAAAGGTATTCCAGTTGCAAGGCGCTGTCGGCCCGCATGGATTGGCGAGCCCGGCGAAGGTCTACAACACCCTGTCCAAGCTGACGAGGGCTGCGGGGTTCAAAGACCCTGGCGAGTTCTGGGACGACCCGAGCCAAAAGCCGCCCGAGCCGAAACAGCCTCCGCCCGAGGTGTTGGTGGAGCAGATGCGCCAGCAAGGTAAGGCTCAGTCCGACCAGATGAGCGCGCAGATCACCATGCAGCTTGAGCAGGCCAAGGGCGATCTGTCCATGCGGCAGAAACAGGCTGAATTGGAGCTTCAGGCGCAGAACGACGCCAGAGACGCAGAGCGGGAACGCAATCGTGCCGAGATGGACGCGCAGATCAAGGCTCTGGATGCGCAGTATCGGGACCAGCAACATCAGAGAGAGATGGACTTCCAGCGGTGGAAGGCCGAACTCGATGCGGCTGTGAAGATTCAGGTTGCGCAGGTGAGTGCACAGGCATCCGTGCAGAACGCGGCCACGGCGGCTGCGGAGCGCGAAGTTAGCCAGGAGGTCCGTCCTTGAGCACTGTCAGACAGACTCGCGTTCCGATCATGTCCAAGCGTGAGGCGTTGCAGTATTCACAGCGCCACTACAACGAACAGACGCGCCGGGAATGCCGTTGGCCTCTGAGCAAGGAGTTTCTTGTCAAAGAGGCGGTAAGGACCGCAGCGTCTGAACTGATTGGCGATTATGTGGAGAACGCCGTCGAGATGAAGGACGGCACGCTGTATGCCGCTCCGAAGCACGTAAACAGGCAGAAGCGCGGACAGAACCTGCGCATCGTCAGTATTTCTCGCCGCTTTGTGACGCTGGAGACGACCTGATGGACAAGCTCCAAGACGCAGTAAACCGGGGACACCGGGCCAAGAACATCCTTGAGGACGAGCTTTTCAAGGAAGCAGCCGAGCACATCGACGCCGAGTGCTATCGCCTGTTCAAGACCTCGCACCCCACGGACTCTGAAGCGCTGGCGCACATTGCCGGGATTCAGTACCTGCACACGAAGTACAAAGCATTCCTCACCCGTGCGGTGCAGGATGGAAAGCTGGCGCAGATCGAGATTGAGCGCGAGAGCAAGCTGAAGAAGCTAGGCCGCCGGGTCGGGTTGTAGTGGGTCTGAAATCCATTCGTGGAATTGCCTTGTCCTTCCACGCTTCGCGCGGAAAGCAATAGGCTTTGCAACCCTTCGCCGCCGAGCCCTTGCCGATTGCCCGCCAACTTTCCTGAGAAGCCGAAACGGCTTAGGAAAAATCGGCGAGTCGGCAGGAGAGATGCGAAATATCACGTCTAGAAGGTTCATGGAACGCATTTTAGGATTTGGGGCGCTTGGCAGGCAATGCCGCGCGTCAAGTTGGTTAGCAGGCTGACAGCTCCCAGCCTCTAAGCCCATATGGGCTTAATCGGAGCAGGGTATCGCAGTGATGCGCCCCCAAAGGAAGACGATTGAACGAAGTTGACCACGCCCCGTCAGGGGAAGTCGCAACCGGCATGACTGAGGATCAAGCGGCCTCAGAACTGCTGCGTAAATGGGGTGCCACGGAGGAATCCGAGGCATCCACGGAAGGCGAAACCGAAGAGGAAGCGCCAGTAGCGGAAGCCGAAGAGGCCACTCCCGAGACTGACGACGAAACAGAGGAAGACCCCGACGAAAGCGGTGAAGTTGAAATCGACGTAGCGG